AATGCTGTTGCTGAGTTATCAGATACAGCTACATTGATGTCTGTGCCATCTGCACTGATAGAGTCAAGGGCAATGTCACCTACATTAGTGATAGCGTTATCGTTAAAAGATGTAGCACCTAATGATACTGTACCTGTTGCTGTAAGATTATCAGAACCAATATCTATATTACCAAAGCCTGATGTAATAGAACCACTATCTAATGCACCTACGGTTGTGGCTGCTGTTGTAACAAGATTAGGCATAGCTGTAATCTCATCATCAAAGTATGCAGCTAAATCTGTTACAGCAACTTGTACCATAGTGCCGTTGTCATTCATCACCACTCTGTCAGCATCTGCGACAGTAGTAGATGTAGCTGATGTATCTCCATCAATAATATTGAGTTCAGCAGCAGTTGAGTCTACTGCAGCTAACTTTGTAAAGTCAGCCTGTACTAATCCTGATACACCATCAAGTAAATTTATTTCAGAAGCAGTAGCTGTTACACCATCAAGAATATTAAGTTCTGATGTAGTAGCAGTAACCCCATCCATGATATTCAACTCAGCCGTAGTAGCTGTTACTCCGTCCATGATGTTTAACTCAGAGGTAGTTGCAGTTACACCATCAAGAATATTTAACTCAGCTGCAGTAGAAGTAACATTTGTTCCACCTATATCTAAGGTGGTCATTGAGACTTCACCTGCTGCAGTTACATTAGCACCACTAAATGTTAATGCTGTAGTGCTACCAGACTTTATTATAAGATTACCTGAACTATTTGTTAGAGCAGCATATTGTGTTCCTGCATCCTTTAGGAGAACATCTGCTCCATCTGCATCTAGTATTATATCACCTGCAACGTCTAATGTCAAGTCTCCAGATGATAAATCTATCTCTGTGCCATCAATAGTTATATTATCTACTACAACTCCTGCATTAGCTGTAACAGCCCCTGTAACCCCCAAAGTTCCTGCTACAGTGGCATTCTCGTCTACGTCTAGGGTATCTACGTGGGCTGTACCATCAAGGTACAAGTCCTTAAATTCTGTGCCTGAAGCACCTAAGTCTATATCATTATCTGTGACAGGAAGTATAGCACCATCTTGTATTCTTATTTGCTCAACTGCAGCGCTACTAACTTCACTAAAGAAACCTACTCTATTATTACTTGTGTCAACTACAACTTTATTTAAGGCATCAGTATCTGCAATAAGTCCTACATATGCACCCTCAGTAGATGAACCATCATGGTTATGTCCACCACTGAATGCAAATGCTGTAACGATTGCATTTAATTCTGCATTAATCGGAGCAGACTTTACAACCTGACCTGACTGAATATCTGCAGTATTTGTCCTTGCGTAACCTGCCATTACCTTACATCCCCCAATCCATAAGTAATTGTAAATCCCTGTATACTGTGACTTTCATTTGTATCATCTGTAACATATGTAAGAGCTAGTGCTTTACCTGAACCAGAAAAGGTAACAGACTCCACAGGAGATGGATTACCATCAAATATATCACTAGTATCAAAAACAGCCACGTTTGTTCCTCTGTCAAAAAATGCTCCCGGACTTGTAGTAGAAAGCGATAAGTTATCAGGAGTTGCTATATCTGTATTATCATAGTCATATGTTACAGATAATGCTATCGAAAAGTTACCCTCTGCACTCATATAGGTAGAAGCATTATAAAAAGTTTTTCTCTGCTCTGGATTATCCATATAGATAAAAGGAGTTTTAAATATACTTAGTATATTACTCGTATCGAAAGCATTACCAGATTCTTGTCTATATACTTTACCATTAGATTGTCCATGTATTACAAACTCTTCTTGACCTATATACCCACTATCTGCACATGTACATTCTATACCAAAGGTTTGAGTAAACTCAAAAGATATATTCCCACCTTTTTCTCTCAGTCCTCCTAATATTCCTTGAGAAGAAGACCCTGAAAATAAGTATCTAAACTGTGACTTACTCCTAACTATTACAGACGAGAGAGTAGTTAAGTCTTCTGCGTTTATTATTCCTGTGACTGTAGACTGTATATTCTTAGAAATTGTTTCAAGATTAACGTCACCAATCTTTGCTGTACCACCAATAGGTCTAATACCGTCAGGTGCTAAGAATAGTAAGTCACCACCTAATTCTACCACACTATCTGTTGCTAGACACCCTAAGTTTGAAGTAACTGTTTCTAACGTAAAGTTAGCAGAGTTTTCTCCTACCAACCTTTTAATATTATTTGTACCAAATATATATAGTACGTTACGAAACTTCTTTATAGCAACTATCTCAAAACCTACATTTATAACTCCACCGCCATTAGCAGGGCTGAAATCGGTTTCTGCAGTAGGGGCAGAAAAGAATAAGTTACTAACTTGTGCAGGGTCTCCTGTAAGAAACAAATGGTTCTGAAACTCTGCAGACATTGTAGGGTCTGTTGGGGCATTAGAGTCTGTTATCTGCGTATATGTACTACCATCATATGTAGCTGCAGGATTAATACCATCTGTCAATACAACTTTAGGAGTTCCAAAGTTTATTTCCGTAAATCTAACCTTACTCACACCTGTCATAGTCGGTGAGCCACTTGTAGTTACTGCAGTCCAACCTACTACAGTAGGAGTAGAAGTTACTGTTGTCTCTGCTTCTGATGTTCCTCCTGTAAGAACATTACCTGTTGCAAAAACAGAAACAGGTATTCTACCAAAATTTATAGTTAGAGAAGCAGAAGCTTTTGCTATTACAGTTCCTGAGATACCTGTAGATGTACTATCACTAGAACTTGTTACGGCTGTTACTGTTTCTCCGACAGTAAAGTTTGTTCCTTGTCCTGAGGTAACTGCTACAGTAAAATAAAAACTCCAATGATGGAGATAGTTATTTCCTGAAGAAGGTGTCCTACAGGCTAGTATCCCTTGATTAACACCGTTAGCTACAGCAACACCTAGTATTGAACCAGTTCCGGGAACTGTACCTAAATCATTTGCAAATCCAGAAAGTCTTCTATATCCACCCTCAAGGTTAGGTTCATAGTTTAATAACTGTGTTGCAGACCCCGGACTTTCTGCTCCTAGAGTAAGAACATCTGCACCAGTATTTAAGCCACCTCTACAGTTAGCCTTAAAGGTAGATACTGCATCTGCCATGTCACGAACTCAAACTTAACATATGCGATGCAAACTTTGGTCTAGCTATCATTGTAGACCTTACAGACAGTGGGTCATCTAATAATAGTCTACGCATTGTTTTTATTCCCTCTGTAAACTTTTGTTGGTGTATTTGTGCAGACTGTTCATTTGACCTAAACCTCATCATGTAAGTCATACCACCATCTATTATAATATATTTAAACCTGTCTGGTATAATCATAGTGTCATCAAAAGCAGATAAATCATCTGGAAATTTGTAATATACATATTCTACAACATATGCTGCATTTGGTAATGGGGTTACACCAAATTTATTTTCAGAAGTCTGATACACTAGGTTAGGCACAGTTCTACCACCAGTTCCAGAGTTTTCCTCAACTGCCTTATAAAATCTAACATATTCATCAAAAGGGATTGTTGTTAATGCTTTAGCAGAATTATTCTCACTACTAAGAGCCTGAAGATAGAATGTATCCCAATCTGCACTAGCTAAGTCCGTAGGAAAATCATACGTTCCTGTTCCTGCAGTAAGTGTCTGTGTAGTAGTAGTTTTAAGAAATGGAAACTGATGTCCATCCTGTAGAATTTCTCTTATTGCATTATTTATTGCATCTTTAGCAATAGCCTGTACATTTTTAGCTGTACTAAAGCCATCACCTGAGGTAGCAAGAGTGACTTCATTCATCCTTCTAAGAAGGTCATTAACTAGTGTAATGTATGTTGTAGCCACTCTTTACCTTTCATTCTCGTAGGGGCAAGGAGTAATTTCCCTGCCCCTGAAGTTTTTAAATTAAGCTAATAAGTCTCTTGTGACTTCAGTAGCTTTGTCCACAGCACCGTGGTCATTACAGTCAATGACAGTTGCGTAGACACGTAGTCGACCTGTAGCTGCCGCAGCACCTGCAATCGTACAATCAATAGTATCAGCAGTGCCGATAAATTGAGTGTATGTTGAGGCGGCTGAGCCTACTACGGTGTTGGTTTGTCCATTAGTACCTGCAGCACAAAATCCTGCAGATGTGATGTCAGCACCATCAATG